CAACGTGTTGCGACCGCTCTGGATCGCGTCGTCGGCCTTCTTCAGCTCGGGATTATCGACGGACCCCAGTTCCTCCGCGAACTTTTTCCGACGCGCCTGAAATGCGTCGTAGCCTTCACCGGGATACCGTTGCGGGAGCTGCACTGCCGGTTGCGCTTGAGCCGGTGCCGCTGGCGCTGCTGCCGGAACTGCTGCCGGAGCGGGAGCTTGCTGACGCGGATCGGCTGGCCCGCCGCCGGAGAGATAACGCTGCGCTGAACCGGGTCCGTACACCTCGTCAAACATCGAGGCCTTGCTTGGATCGGCCTGCAGGATTTGCAGATGCGCGTCGGTCGGCTGCTTGCCGACGCCAGCGTTGACCGGCGAGCGTGGCTGCTGCGACGGTGCGCCGCCGCCCCGCGCACCCCATGTGCCGGTGATGTCTTGGCCCGTTTCGTTGTCGATGACCTGAGTGATCCTACCGTCGGGGCCGCGTGTGATGGACTTGCCTTCGACGACTGTGGTGCCGCTCTTGTCCCTCGCGAGATCGACATGCTGCTGCTGGATGCCGAGCGACTGCTGGCGATAATCCTGCAGCCCCTTCAGCTCCTCCATCTTCAGGAACTGCGCCGCCAGCCCCGGATTGGTGCGGTACATCGCCGTCGCCGCCGCGCGATAGTCGATGCTGCCATCCGGTGTGCGCGGAAGGTTCTGCAGCGCCTCACCAGTGCGATAGTCCCTGATGCCGCCAGAGATCGCATCGACAGTGCTGTCGATAGAACCGGCGATGCTGGGTGGACCGTATTGCGCCATGTTTCACCTAGCCGTATGTCGGGCCGAACCCAGCCCTCGTTGGATCGCCGCTATAAATTGTGCCGCCGAACAGCCCTCCGCCCTGCCCCGGTGTGGTGGTCGATCCGCCAAGGCCCAGACTGGGCATCCCGGTCGCCGCGCTCGCCGCCAGCTTGACGCCGCCCATGATGGCGTCGAAGGCGTTCTTCGACGCTGCGCTTCTGGCATTCTGCGCGTCGATGATGCCCTGCGAGTTTGCGTTCGCGGTGCCGGTCTGGTACTGCGCCAGCGTCTTGGCGAGATCGGTTTCGAGGCCGGATTGCAGCCCAGCGTACTGACCCTTCTGCGCCTCGTAGCCGCCCTTCTGCGCCTCCAAGCCGCTTCTCGCGACGTCGTAGCCACCCTGCGCTCCCGCAATCTGCGGCGCGAGCGAGAGGAACGGCTTCAGACCCTCGGCGTACTGCTGCCACTTGGTGTCGGCGATGTTCGCGCCACGGTCGAACACGCTCTGCATCGCATTGCCGGATGTCAGCATGCCCATCGAGGCGGCGTTGCGCTTCGCCTGCTCCGCTCCCTCGTCCTGCGAGAACTGGTAGCCGGGCTGCGCCCGCACCGCTGCGGTCGGATCGCCGCCGCCGATACCATAGAGCTGCGCGTAGGCATCGAACCCCTGACCAGCCGTGCTGGCGAGCGGATCAAATCTGGCCGACGCCTCCGTGAGAGGTTGCTTGGCGGTGTCGAGGTAGCCCTTCGCGGTGTCGAGGTAGCCGGGAATTTGATCGAGATACTGCGAGGCTTCGCCGTAGCCGCCCTGCAGCGTCCCGGTGGCTTGGTTCAGACCGGCCTGCCGACCAGCCGCAGCTTGGTAATACGGCGCTGCGGCCTTGCTACCGCTAAACAGATCGCTGAACAGTCCCATGACAATCCCCTACGGTATCTCTGCGCGAACCCGGCGCATGCTTTGATCGAGCGCCCTGAAATACTCAAACCACACCTTCGTCATCAGCCCGGTCGCCGGGTCGATCAGCGGCACTTGCGGCGGCGGCATGGGCGGGATGATCGGTGACGTCGTCGGCATCACGCCACCGCCCTTCGGCTGATCTTCGGCATGTCGCCGCCACGGAACGAGACGTAGACCGGGTCCGACACCCGCACCTTCCAGATGCGCCCGTAGGGGCCGGTCGAGCCGGTTAGATGCACCCGCGCCGACATGGGTGTCGCCACCGCCTGCCGGTTCAGCTCGGCGATGCGGAACGGCACGAACGACAATCCGCCGTCGTCACTCCACGCGATGTTGACGCGCGGCCTGCGCTGGATCGGATCGAGGCCCAGCGCCTGACCTTGCCCCGGCACGAAATTGAAATACGCCGGGCCGATCACGGCGCGATACGGGAACGGCTCGGGCCGCTTGCTCCAGCATTCCCAGATCAGCGGCTTGGTGTATTCGGTAAAATCCAGCGCGTTGATCTTGCCGACGTTGCCGGTGTCCTTGTCGCCGACAATCCAGAACCCGTAGGCCGACAGCGCCTGCAACGTGCGCGAGGTGTCGGACAGGTACGACTTGCGCTCGACCCAGCACTGCGTGGTGAGGTCGTACAGCCAGCACCACGCCGGGCAGCGCACCTTGACCATCATGTGGCCTTCGCTGACGAACGACGTCATCTCGATGGTGGTCTTGTCGGCGACTGCGGCGATGTCGCGCTCGACGTCCGGCGTCGAGATGCGCTCCGGCGTGTAGCCGTTGATCCGCATCACCTGATCGTTTCTCGACACGATGATCAGGCCGAGATCGATGCCATTCTCCGTCCCCGTCACGCAGTCCGGCCCGGCGATGCCGCGCGGGATCACGGTCACCCGGTTCAAGGGGAATAGCGACGGATTGATCGGCTTGCCCCACACCTCGATGCTGTCGGGACCGAGAAGGTAGAGCTGGTCGTTGAAATACAGGCAGCGCAGCAGGCCGTCCGGCTTCGCCTCCGCCGTCACGAAATGCGCCGGGTCGATGGTGGTGACGTTGATGCCGGACGAGTAGCAGCGCCCGGCTCCGGTGACGAAGAAGAAGAACCCGATGCCGAAGCAGACATCGACCACGGTGCCGGGCAGATCGACATCCGGGTAGGCGCTGACCGATGAAATCGTAAAGACGAACGCGCCGCCCGGCGGTGCCACCACCACCTGATCAGGCACGGCGTTCTGGTTGAATGCAAACCGCACCTTGCCGGTGCCGGGCAACGTGCCGACCAGCTGCATCACGCCGCCAGCCGAGCTGTCGATCCGGCTCAGGATTTCGGTGTGCGCGATGTAGACGATGTTGTCGCGCGAGATCGCCATGCCGCGAAAGTTGACGTTCACCGACGTCGCCCACTCCGTCACGCCGGGTTGCCTGATCCACTTGATCAGGTCGCCGGTCTTTTCGACCATCGCGTTGATCAGGCGACCGTCGCCCTCCTGCGGCACGGTGCCGGGATTGGATGAGGTTGGGAAATCGATCTTCATCAGAAATAATCCGGCTGCACCGGAGCGCCGACCGGAGCTGCGCGGCTGATCGATCGCAGCCGGTTCTCCGGCGAGAACGGATGCGCCTCCGGCCCGAACATCCGTTCCATCTCTTCCACCGTCACGCTGAACCGCGAACCGAGATGACGCGCCACCACCTGACCCAGCGGCACGATCTGCTCGACCGGAATTTGATCGGTGTTCGACACCGTGACGATGTTGCGCGACGTCAGCTCCATCAGGATGCCGTCGAGCCGCTCGTTGACGGCGGCGTGTTCTTCAGCCGACGGCGGCGTCCCATAGGACGTCACCTTCAGCTCGTCGAGACAGGATCGGATCAGATCGTCGCGCGTCCCGTATGTCGCCACGTCACATCCCCTTGGATTGCCGCTCCTGCCGCTCCTGCACCGGCTCGACCCTGAACCGCGCCTTCATATTCGGTGCCTTCTTCACGATCTGCTCCAGCACCAGCCGCTCATCCGCGCCCCTCGCGCTGTCGGTGTCGATCAGCGTCGGCTTGTCCTTATCAAGCCGGACGTGACCCCAGTAGTTGAACGACGGCCCCGGTGCCGGTCGCTTCGTCTCGTTGCCCTGAGGATCGTACATAACCTCAAAGTGCTGATCGTCCTCGCCAAGCCACGTCACCATCATCTTCGCCATAGCGTTTCCCTCGTTTTGAAAAACCCCCTCCCGGCGAACCGGGAGAGGGCAGTTGGCTGTCGGGGTAGCAAGTTACGTCGCGGAGGCCGCGTAGAAGCCGGTCACCACGCCCCACTGCTTGAGGGCGGTGCCTGCCTTCGGGTGCTTCTTGAAGGTCTTGCCGACGCCGTAGCACATCTCGACGCCCGCGCCAGTGTTGAACTGGTAGTCATCTTCCTTGAGGAAGGTCGGCTTCGCCATCTGGCCCCACGCCATCGAGACGGCGTTCTGTCCGCACAGGAACACCGGGTGGCAAGCCACCGTGCCGGTGTTGGTCAGGATGGTGTTCCACGCGCCGCCGACCCGAACCAGATCGTCGATCTCCGGTATCTCGCGGATGATGACGCCGTCGTACATCAGGTCGCCATCTTGGAAGATCGGATTGGTGTCCACGTTGCGCTCACGCGCGTCGGCGTTCACCTGTTTCAGATCGACCTTGAGATCGCGGAACGGCAGGCCGCCAGCGAAGCAGACGAAATACTCGCGCCCGTTCTCCAGCATGTAGGGCCGGATGCGCGGGTTGGCGTGTTTCGCTTGGAACTTGAGCAGCGACACCGCCGCGCCGTTGAACTTGTCGGCGGTGGCGTCGATGGTGTCCAAGGCGGTGAGGAAGGTGGCGCTGTAGTTTGCGGTGGTGGCACCGAACACCACACGGTCGGCGTTGTCGGCGTTGAACGTGTTGCGCTGACCGGCGGTGGACGACTGAAACAAGATGCCGTTGACGCGCTGACCGGCAGCAGACGCAAGACCGGCAGGCGCGGCTTCGCTCGGCAGCGCCATCAACGCGGCGATGATCTCGTTGCGCTGCAGCTCCTTGCCCCAATCCGACAACGACGGCTTCGCCTCGCCGAAGATGTCGGCGCTGTCGATCTGGTTCTGGTACTTGTTGGTGCGAACGGCGTTACGCGCAAAATCCACCCAGACGCGATAGCCGTAGTCGTCGAGCGCCTCTTCGGCTCCGGCCAACGTGCCGGTCGAGACGCCTGCGCCGACCAGACGCGCGAGCAACGGAATGTTGATCTGCTCGCCGCCCTTCTTGGTTTCCATCCGCAAGCGGATGATCGAGTTGGATGCCTCTCCCATGTACGGCGAGAACGCATTCTCGCGAACGTATTCGCGGTTCACGTCCTTGACGTATTGGATCAGCTTATTGTTAGCCTGAATGGAGGTAACGGCCATGTCGGCCTCCTGCTGCGATGCCGACGCGGATGCGCGGCATCTGTTGATGCGATACGGGCTTCGGTTTCAGACCTCTGTCGCGGGTCCGTCAGCGAGGCCGTCGATGTCGCTCGACGAGCAGGGCGTGGCCGGGATGTCGCTCCCGGCTGGCGAGTGGCTACTCTAGCCGCGTCTGCGGCTGGGCGGAAGGCTTTCCTTGAACAGCGTCTCGTCGTCGAGGCCCATCGCCACCATCGACGTCTCGGTCGGCGAGCCGGACGGGACGCGCGACAGCGACGGCGGTATCTGCGTGACGTTGTTCTGCCGTGGCGGCGCGGCACCATTCGGTTGCGGCGGCGGCTGACCGGCGGCGTAATTCTTTGCCGCCTCCACCGCGCGGGACAGGAATTGCGGATCGGCCAGACGCCGCGCGATCTCCTGCTCGACGTACTTGTCGGGATCGTCGCCGACCTTCGCCAGCGTCACGGCGCGGCGATACCAATTCACCATCGCCGAGCCGGGATTGGGCGAGTTGACGATCAGCCGCGCGAAGCCGGGGTCGCCCTGCGCCGCCTGCATGAACGCCTGATAGGCGTGGTCGAACACCTCGCCGTGCTGCAGCCGGTTCAGCTGCAGATTGTTTTCGAGCTGGATGGTCTTGAGGTCGCTGGTGAACTTGCCCTCCAGCGCGGCGCGGTAGCCCTGCGGGTCGATCAGCGGGTCGGGCAGCTCTGCCGGGGCCTGCGGCTTCTCGTACTGCTCCATGCGGCGCTGCATGTCGCGCAGCATGAGATCGCGCTCCTGCAGCTGACGCGCCATCGCCTCGCGCTGCTCGCGCTCCTCGCGCAACCGCCACGACGGTACGTTGGCGTCGTCTTGCGGGGGTTGTGCAGGCGGCGTTGGCGTTCCGGGTGGCGGCTGCGGAGTAGGCTGGCCGGGAGGAGCTGGCGGTGGTGGTGCCGGTGGTTCGCTGGGCGGCTTCGGGGCCTGATCCTCCGCCCTGCGGAAGCGGCCATGAATGTCGCGGCCCTCGACCTCCGGGTGAGGCGGCGGCGCGGTGTCCGGCTTCGGCTCCGGCGCGGTGGCGTTGGAGAATAGCTCGCTGTCGCTGACGCCGACGTCCGGCGTCTCGGTTGTTTCAGCCATCAATCACCCCTCGTTATTTCTGCGTGGTCGCGGCCTTCACCGCCCACATCGCGGCGTTCTCGTAGTGCGTCATCGCCAGCGAGTACAGCCGCCCCTTCTCAGGGTCGTCGTGCTTGTCGTTCTCGGCGTTGCAGATGTCGATCAGGTCTGCGGTGTACCGCTTCAGCTTGGTGACGAGATCGTCCTTGCTGGGGTTGAAATCCTCCCTTACGCGCTGCGCTCCGATGCTCCCGGCTGGCATGTCGTCTCCTCTTTGGGTTTCTCGTCGTAAGGCTTCGCCTCCGCCGTCGCGTCGTAGCCGCAGCTCGCGTTGGTGAACTGGTCGGCCATCGTCATCAGCATCTGCGAATGCGTCTGATGTTCCTGATCAGCCGACGCGCCGAGCAGCTTGGCGATGTGCCGAAAGTTCTTGGCGTCCTGCTCCAGCTTCTCCTTGCGGATCACCAGACCGTGTTCGCCGCCCCAGTTTTTGAAGCTGACGGTCGCGCGGGTTTGCGTCGGGCCGTCAGCCTCGACCTTGTGCGGATGAAATTCCGTCATTTCTTTTTCTTCCGCTTCGGCTTGCCGGGTTCGCTCTGGTCGGTTTCGTCCTCGACGATGACGCCGGACAGCCAATCCGCCAGCGCGTTCCATTCAGGGTTCTGACCGGCTGCAGCCTTCAGCGCCGCCGCGATCTTGGTCAGCTTGTCGATCTCTTCCTGATTGAACTCGATGGTGTACTGCGGGGCGGCTTCCGCTTTCGGTTCAGACACGGCTCGGCTCCTTTGCACGGGTGGGTCTTGCGAAATTTGTAGCACGTCTCCATCAAATAATCCGCAAGGCACATAAATCGTTGATTTTGTTCAGATTTTGGCTTTCGGATTTGAACGGCATTTTTATCCGACGCGCCGCCGGATACGCTTGACGGCATCCATTTAATATGGGAAAACAATTCCACCGCAGCAGCCGCTGCGGCAAACCAAGGAGAACTAAGATGACCGTCTACACAAACACCGCTCGCTTCGATGGCACCGCCCGTCCAATGACCGAAGATGAAATCCGCGCAGTAGCACCGTCGGTGTTTGCTGTGACGGCGCATGCTTCGCGCTCGGAACGCTTCAAGCCGATCCCGACCATCGAGGTCGTGCGCGGTTTGGCGAAGGAAGGCTTCTCGGTGGTTGGTGCCTCGCAGTCCGTCGCCCGCATGGCGGATCGCAAGCTGTTCACCAAGCATCTGCTCCGCATCCGTCAGCTCGACGAGACGCGCAGCTTCAAGTCCGGCGACGTCGTGCCGGAGATGCTGCTGAAGAACGCCAACGACGGCAGCGGCGCATACGATCTGATGGCGGCGCTGTTCCGCATCGCCTGCCTCAACAGCATGGTGTCGCTAGTCTCGCAGCTCTCCAGCTGCAAGGTGCGCCACACTGGCGACGTCTCCGGCAAGGTGATCGAGGGAACGTTCTCGGTGATCGACGAGAGCCGCAAGGCACTCGCTGCCCCGGAGGCGTGGTCGTCGCTGCAGCTCGGCGGCGAGGAGCA